CTAAATCATGCCTTTTTCGCTTAGCCAAATGAAAAGTGATAGCAGAAACATAAGAATCAACGCGCCTATGAGAACCTTTTTTGCTTGCACATCATGCTCATGCCGCTTCTTCTCTTCAAACTCCATCCGCTTGAGCTCAAGTTCTTTCTGGTTTTCCGATTCCTTGATTCTCGCTTCATCCACGAATCGGCGCGTCTCCTGATAGTCATCGAGCCGCACTTTCGTCCCGCAATACTCACAGAACATAAAGTCGCGGTTCTCATCTTTAACCGTAAGCTCGCCGCCACAGTTAGGACATTTTACTGTTCGTGCCATCACCAGCACCTCCTCATCGTTGAATCAAGAATACCATTGAAGTGTTGAAACGTCAAGGATTTTAGGGCGGAAGAGACCACTTTATATTATTTTTGAATTTTATCATGATAACACCTTTCATTCTTTGTTTTCATGTGGTACACTTGATTTATCGCCCCTATCGAGTGAAAGGAGTCCATATGTCCGATTTACCGGCAGTTCAATCCATAAAAATAGCTGACATTTTACTTTCTTATAGCGATCTGATTGATAAAACTGGCTTATCCACAATAAGTGCAAACATGGCCAACCAGTATCTTGAAAAGTACCCAAGGCCTCAGAAGGCAGCAAGTCATCTCATCAGTGCTTTTATACTTCAAATCGTTCTTCTAGGAGTGCCTTCAAGCTTTCCGGATACGCCTGATTATACTTCAGTTAAAAAGACAGCTGCTGCTGCAAGTGTTTTGCTGCAAATTCTAATGAGTCTTTCTGTAGCCTATATTGCAGGGTTTGAGCCGTCAGACCATGAGGTTCAAGTATTCATCATGTCTAAGAGTACCATTGCTTTGGCCGCAAAAGCTTTTCAACCGTATGCGGTCGAGTTTGGAAATCACATGGCTGAACATTTAATTGACAGCATTCCTCGAGAGACTATCGATTCAATAAACCATGCTGCTGGGTATCGAGCAGTTACAAAATATGGCGAAACCGGAACGATCAATTTGAGCGACTGGGAATGGCTTGGTGGACTAGCAGCGGGTGCTATTGTGGATTTAAGTTCATCAACTTTTATTGGCTGTCGTACATATCATACGTTTTTCAAGAAACTTACACCTCCCGCTAGAGCGATTCATTCTTCAGAAATCGCGGATTTTACAAATTCCGAATCCCCCACAAAATCAAAAACAACACATAGACAGTAGCAGGATACTTTACAGTCAAAAAAGCACCAACAAGTATTCCGCCATATTCCACAGCGTTTTTCCAGCTAATTTTCTTTTCCATAATAATTTCTCCTTTACTTCTTATCCTAGAATAGAAAAACAAAGAGCCGCAGATTTCTCCACGGCTCAGTGCTTTACTCCATATCTTCTCTCAACAACAGCCATCCCGCTGCAGCATACAAAAAGCTTTTGACCGAAACCGACCCATAGTAGACATTTCCCATGACCTCGCACAAGTTTCGCTTTGCCGTCTCATCCGTGCGATAAGTCGCAAAATCCACGGCCCTGCGTATCGCTCGGTCGATAGAGTTGTATGATTGTCCATGCCGCTTACTCAGGCTGATGAAAATATCTGTCTGGTTGATTTTCCTGCCCTTCCGAACGTACTCCATCGACTGCTCCAACGTCTCGCCAAGCAGTTCGAAGCCGGTCATTTTGTCCGGAATGCCAAGCCAAAGAAGAAATTCCCAAGTGGAATCGTTCATTCTTTCACCATACTCCCCTTCCGCGTCTTCACAAGAAAATCATACGTTTTCTGCTGCATCGCAATCACCTTCTTTCAATATAAAGCAAAAGATGCTAGCGCCAATATAGCACCTACGCACAATATTGCTTCAGTAATATCTTTCTCAAGTTTTACCCCGTAACGACTCCCGAAATAGAAGATTTGACAAGCGAACCCAATAGTGAATAAGACCTTATGCATCAGCTTTCACCATGTACTTTCTACACTTAGGTTTTCATAACGGCATCCGCTGCATGAACCAGATATGTGGTACCGTCAATCGTGATTTGCAGCTGATCGCCTTCGTAGTCAGTCCAGTTGTCCACTTTGCCTTGAACAATAGTTCCATCGGGCAACTTAATCTGTGCCCAGGAATAGGTAAATGTCGTATCAAACACCCTATAGTTTCCACAACTGCATAACCCGAGGCAGCCAACGAGCATCATCACACATACAACGACGCAAATAATACGATTTTTCATAGTTAATCACCTCAACCAAATATCATGTAAATCAAAAGCAAGAACCATCCTGTATATCTGATGATTCTCTGTTTTTCTTTGCCGATGTTCTCAGCAAAAGACATTCCGATTGCAATAGCTTGTAAAATAATGCTTGCGAGCAGCACAATTCGCATCACTTCACCATACTCCCCTTCCGCGTCTGGTCATCTGCCGGCCAGAATGTGTAAATATCATCGAACACCACCGGGATTTTCTTCTGAACCTCCAGCAGCAGCGGGCACATCAGCTCACGCATCTGAGGATGGGCCGCCACAGGAGTACGCAGCTTGAAGATATTACGCCACTCACGGTAGTTTGCAGTAACCACGATCTCGGTCTTCAGGCACAACGGCAGCACGCAACGGGCCTGTTCGGGACGATAGCCGTTCATAAGCATCAAAAAATAAGTTTTTTCTGCCAATTCGCAGGATTCTACCCATTTACGATAGAACAGGCGATTCTGCTCTTTATCGATATAAAACGGTTCCACAACGGTAATGCTGCTCTCAAACTTCTCCTTCGAGTAGTTGCAGTACCGCGTGCTTTCCTGTGCAAAGCTCGCGATGCGGTGCCGCACCAGCTCATTGGCCACGCCACGGTCGCACGTAAACAGCACGCTCAGCTGAGAATGCTCCAGCATAGCCTCATGCCCCTGCTTCACCAGAAAGCCCACCAGTTTCTTTGCCGACTCACCATCCGGCGTGATCTTGTCCTCGCTCTTGTAGCAGACCCGGGCCACCCGCTCGATCTGCTGCAGTTCTTTGATGCCGCCCTCAGAAATATCGGTGAGGATTTCGTATTTGGGTTCAACGATTTTCATATGTTAGCAATCCTTTCTATTTCGGGATCTCGCAAAATAGAATCCCAGTCTCTAATAAGTTTCCGTAAGCCATGATCATCTGCTATTGGGCTCATCGTTTCTTCATCATATTGCACTATGACACTGCCTGCTTTATCGCATCCAAATCCGCAATTCCGGCACCGAATCTTATACTTGATTTCCAGGCTTGTCCCAGTGGTCGCTGTTCCGTATACAGTTGGCCTCACTTTTGAATAGCATACCGGACAACATCTCATAAAAGATCCTCCCGCTTCAACTTACACTCCCAGTTCCCGCAGATGTCGCCACAGGCATATTTCTTGGCAAATTTCATACCCTTTTCAATGGCCTCCTGCTTGTCGGTTGCCCTGACTTCAAAGCTCTGATGCCCACCGCCATTGTCTGTGCAGGAAAAAATAAAGGTGTGTTTTTTCATATCATTCACCTCACCCCAAGAACCTGAAGATAATAAACCACAAGCATTTCAGGGTGAACGCAATGATTATCAGCCACGCGCAGGCCGCGATAGTAACCGCCAGAACGCCGCCAATAAACTTGCCGATTTTTTCATACATGCTCATTGCTCCTCCTTCTGGTACCCGATGAAGTCCCCAACGCCGATGTCACCGTTCGGACATGTATGTGCCCTATACAGCCTCGGTGCTAAAGGCATCTCTTTGTGATCCCACTCGAGTTCGCCATTGACCCTGTTCAGGAAATTATTCAGCTCAATATACATGACAGTCTCGGTATGTACCGTCACCGGGCAGAACTCATTCCCACATTTACGGCAACGATAAATTTGATGATAGTACGTCACTGTATAACACCTCCAGTTAATCTCTCGACCCTACTCTCCGCAGAGCACAGCTCAAAAATAGCCGCCGACATATGCTCCTGCTCACAGAAGTTGAAATGATTCTCCGCAATTTCCAGCTCCCGCAGAGGGTTATAGAATTTATACTTACGGGTATCCTTGAGAATATCCATCATCCAACCGCAGGGCGAGCTGAGCGTCAGGAAATTGATAACGAACGCGATAATTTTCTGAAGCATATTTCTTATTCCTTTCATAAAAAATAAGAGCCGCAGATTTCTCCACGACTCAGTTCTCTTATTTATTGAGTTTTGTATCTGCCTCAACAAATTCTTTCCGGGCTTCAATCATATAATCGTTGAAATATTCGCTCCCATTATGAGCATTCATATACAGGTCATTGGCACCCATCAACTTCCCTTGATAAAGTCCAAGTGTATATCCTTCATCATATCCTTTTCCATAGCGTTCGCAATATACTTTGCGAACCTCTGCATTGTGAATACGAATCAACACACACGCTCCAACAATACCAGCAATAGTGCTAATACCAATTTTCCACGCTTTTTTCATAATAAATATCTCCTTTCAAATATGAGTTTACCTCATAAAGGAGTCTGTTATTTTCGCGTCTTTCCCTTATACAATCGTCTAAGTTCAAGTTTACTTGGTAAGAAGTCATTACAAAAATAGGCACTAGCAAACGGTGTTGCCTCGCTCGGACATATCATAGACGGCGATATATACCCTATTCTCTGGTCGAAACATAATAACTGCAATCGGTTTTGGTAAATATCAAATCGTCTTCTTCCTTGAATTGCATTGATAGGAAGCAGCAGCGCAAAAGGTTTTCCTAGCGAATAGGCCCGCTCGAGTACCTCATCCTTCTTACTGAATGGCGGGTTCGATACCATTACAGTCCAATTATCAGGTTCATATGTAAAATAATCCATTCCATCATCAATGTGGGATGTAATAACTCTGTATCCGGCTTCAGAGAGCACTTTTACATACGCAGAATCCATTTTATCAAATGGACACCAGACAAGTTCCTTTTTTTGTCTCCTAAAAATTCGAGCAATGGATATACTGCATAGTCGGGCGTATACCGTTCGTCTCCTTGGATCGTTCGGTCTGCCTGTGCAATCCCGAGAATCATTTGACTTTCACCTTTGCTTCCTCGAATTTCACCGGCTTCGCAGTCCATTCCCGCATGATATTAACTGTTGTCGGCATCGGCTCTGCCCAGAATATCTTTTTGGCATACTCAGCAATTTTGCGCAGCATTTCTACACCTCCACATCTTTGTGACCTGACGAGCCGTGAGCCAGCCCTCAACATCATCATGGCCAAGTAGCTGCGCACCCATCACCTCGATAAGCCCTTGCTCAAAGCCATAGGAACCCCAACCCCAAACGCCATCCCAGATACGATTTCCAGCAGCATCATATGCAACGATTTGCTCACCACCATCGTGTCGTCCGCCTGGAAGATATTCATGATTGTCCGGTCTGTCCATCTCTGGCCAACGGCGTCCATAAGTATGCGGAATCTTAGCGTGCTTCAGCAGAATATCCAGCTTCTGCATTTCGGTCATGTGATTCCAAGCCCGGAGCTTCCAGGTTTTCTTAGACATGTTTCTCATATACGTATTTCCTTTCGTCAGTCTCCATGGTCTTTGCGATTTTATGCTGGATATAAAGTACACAGCCAGCCTGACTATCACATCCAAATGAAGCCAGCAATCCAGCAATAGCATTCAGACAGCTCAAGTCTTCTTCAGTAAATATCATTTAGCCTTCACCTTAGCTTCCTTAAAGTTGATAGGTTTCTTGCTACCCTCCCGTGCACACTCCGTAAGGCACTCATTGCAAGGCTCGTCCGTCTCCAGCACCTTGAAATTCACGCACTTCGGGCAGTAGGTCGCATAGTCCACTTCGCGCATCCAGTTATTCATCAGCGTTTACCTCGCCCACCTTATAAATACGTGCCACTTCACAGCAATCCGGGCAACGAGTGATAGCACTGTCGCGCTTGAGGCTAAAAGACCATGCGCACATGCGCACCCAGTCATCTTCGCTCACAGGCCACTCCTTGCCGCAGTTGGCACATTTAGTCAAGACCATTTTGGCTGCTTTCTTCTCCTTGACCGTAAACCTATCATCCAACTCCGGGTGCGTCACCCGCTGGTTCAGAGCCCACAGCAAGTTCCAACAGGCAGCACGCAGGTGATCCTCATCGTCCATGCCGACCATGTACTTGGCCAGATGTCGTGCAGCACTGTCCAGCAACGAATGCAGCGGGATACCCTTATCCACGTTGTGCTCGCCGTACTTCAAGGCACCTTCTTCACAGTGCTTGCTGACCTCCATGATGCCGTACCAAGGCAAAAGGTCTATCCGTCCCTTCCCGGCGTGCATATCGCGTTTTGCACCAGTCTCAAATTCGGTGCGGTCGCCAGAATCTTTAATCATTTCCTTTTCCTCCATGTGTACTTAATAGCATAAAGTTGAGAGCAATCCCTCAGTCTTTGAACAATTTGCTTATTGATTTCAATGTGAGCTCTTGGATTAAAAAGTTGCTCCGGACAATGAATCAGACAGTATCTTGCATTAACCGGGATTAGTGGCTCCTCTGGTAGAATTAGAAAACGCCCAACAAAAACACCATCAGGCCTTCTGACCAGATATTTCCAAACAGCAGATAACGGACTACTCTGATATGGATAAAATGTCACGATGGAATCGTTGAAAGTCTTCGTGCAATGACAATTAGCATTGAGAACCTTGACAAGCTTCTTTCTATTTTTCTTTGAAATATTTCTCATTAGCAGAACCTTCTGATTCTTCCCTGCATAACCTTGTTGGGAATATCTAGCCACCGGATTTTGCACTTGTCCTTGTAGTCAGGACGCAGCTTCTGTAGAATCATCTTCAATGGCTGCCTCTTGATTTCTTCAAACAAGTCCATAAAACAAGCCGTCACTTTCTCGCTGCATTCCGAAATCGCGTTTACGACATCTGCAAGTTTCTCTGAGATCGTCGCAGCAAGCCTCAAAAAATCATAAATATCATGCTCCATAAAATTTCCTTTCGTTAAACGCTTTCTTTGAGTTCAGCGCTCTTGAAATAGCGAGGTCGATTCCTGCTCTTGACTTCAGATGGTAGTACCATAGATTCTTGTACGGGGTGTTCAGCCGGTCGATCCGTCCCGCAGCCTGCTCCATAATCTTATAGGAGTAGTTCTGGCTGTAGAATATAATGGTATCCGTCTTGATGCAGTTCCAGCCCTCTGCCCCGGCGTTGTACTGCACGAGATAAACCCACCTATCTCCATCAGGAATTGGCTGATGCTTATGCCCATTCCACTGAGCAACCTCAACCCCTGCGCCGTAGTTCAACCCGAGCAGAATATCCAGCTCGTAGTCGAAATTGTAGAATATAATCACTCTTGGCCGTGTCATGCAAATATCAAGGACTTCCTGCTGCCGGCTTTCATCGGAATTGACAAGCTTCCTCAACATATAGCAAAACTCGCTTGCTGTCTCTATTGGTCGATCCTCCCAAGGATTCCAGCGGTTCTTGCAGATTTGCAAATACTTCGGCTTATCGTAGTCTACGAAAATATTCTCATGGTGGGACACTGTGGACCGCTCGAAGTCCATGTCAACCAGAATCCGTTCCCGCAGCCGTATCAGTCGCTGTGTGTTCAAATATCTGTCGATCTTCGGATATTTGGAAAAGCGGCTGTAGACCACATGCTGGTTGTTAAACTCAGTCCGATTTCGGAAGAAACCATTTGCGATGAACACAGGAATATAATCTGTCCAGCAGTCCCCTGGCGTAGCGCTCAGAAGAATCCACTCATTTTCCTTTGTAATTTTCAGGAAAGACTTGACCCATTTACCACTGCCAACTACTCTCTGTTCATCAAATATAACAAACGCATTCTTCACACCTATGTACTTTTCGATGTTATTCCAGGAATCCACCGTTACACTGTGCTCGTAAATATCAAGCTCTGGATCGGTACTCATGTAGAAATGAGCCAACTCTTCGTCCCACTCACCCGTATCCCGTTTCCGGGCAGTCGTGATGATATAAAGATCCGGGGGCTCTGCCATCCTTGCATATTCTTTTGTGTTTATTTGCCCGCCATAGAGTCTGTAGTAGAACGCCAAACTCGTTCTCGATTTTCCGCTTCCTACGCCTCCGCATAAGATGCATCCGATTTTCATACGGTTGATCGCATCTAATTGATAGTCGTAGAGCGTTACACCTGCCATCAGGTCGCTCACCTCATTTCCAACGTCACATAAATGGCACTTTTATTGCAGTGATTCTCGTAGGCCAGAAGCGAGATCGTCGCCTCTTCCTCATCTTCGCCCTCCCCTCTGACGGTATAAGCAAAGAGCTCTTTCCGGTTCTTCCTGAACACCTTCCAGAGTTCTTTTTTCTTAGTAAAGTCCGTGCTTTTTGCAGTAGGACGTATATTGCAAGCCTTATCTACTCTGCGAAGTCCGCCCATAAATATCACACCTCCTCAAAATGAGCAGGAGTTCGTGTAGTAAACCAGGTTGTAATTCAGCGGATGGTTGTTCCAGTCGCAGTTCTGCTCGTAATCAGCAAGCTCATCACGCTCGCCGAGTTCGCGGCAAATATCATCGTTGTGCTCATAGAACCATTCCAGCGGAAGATCGAACTTGTCGCACAGTTCCGGAATATCAAAGACCCAGCTGCCGCAGTTGGTGTTCTGCATACCCTCCGAAACCATGTAATCGACGATTTCTTTTACTTTTTCTCTGCTCATAAACCTTACTCCTTCTATTGTTCAAATATCAGGCTCTTTGGCCCGGTTGCGAGTCATGCGGGAATCGAACCCACCGTACAGCCCATGCTAATGACTCAAATAAAAGAGCCCCAGATTTCTCCAGGGCTCTCATGTGCTTATTCTTCAGGTGTACAATAATCAACGTCGAGATGCACTTTGCCTTCACTATCCGTGTAGGTGACGAACTTTCTCGGCTGATGGAACATCTTCTCGTACTTCTCGACGAACTCCGGCAAAAGCTCACCGAAATCATCCTCCGTGAGGCCTACAATCAGGAATGTTCCAACGATAATATCAATGGGGATACCATAAGGGCCGTCGAGCGTCCGGTTGAGTTTCTCCATGCAATCATCATGCAGCTTTCCATCTTCGTTGCAAATCAATGGCCACCTCATCGTCCCACGGGTAAACAGCCTGAATCGGGCCTTCCACCTCTTTCTGGAGCGATTCCAGAGAATAGTCAATGTCGATCACTTCAGGGTAATGCTTTGGGCGAACCCTCAGAACTTTCATACTGTCAACCTCCCAAATTGCACATCAAAAATATAAATCGAGCTGTTTCCTTAGAGCCGCCATTTGCGACGTGGGTACTCACCGGCTGGAGCATTGGACCAAGGACCGACCCTGGCACTCGAAAATATCATTGATTAGTAACCGAAGCAGCTATACTTACGAGCCTCTTTTGCCCGTGCTTCGACGACATCCCGAGCCACATAGTTCAGGTTGATGGTGTAACTGGGAATGCCGTAAGCCTTTGCGGCCTGGTTCTCGATTGCGCAACCATGGTACGCTTTCTCTTCATCATATACGCCGATGAAGTAATCGGCCTCCGACAGCATCTTGATGCTTTCGCCGAGATACCAAAGTGCCTGGTTCGTGCCACTCGGAGGATCAGGAATATAGGTCTGGATAACATCCAGTTCTTCTCCAAAGACGGCCTCTGCAATGTTGTGCATCTGCATCATGGTCCCACGGATCTGGGCTTCGGTACGGTCTTTCATAGGGCAGCTGATAAACAGTTTCTTCATATGCTTCACCTCAGAACGGAATTTCGGTGGGGGTCGCTCGGCTCTGCCATGTCTGCTTCAGGAGCCGCAAACCGGGCATAGCGCTCTGCATACGGGTCAGAGTCAGCATCCTGCTCTACGTACATGACATCGGCATACAGGCTGAACTCTCCCGGGTTGTTGCGCTTCTCTACGAGGTTGCACAGGCAGTTGACATTCTTGACGCGGATGTAATCCAGCTGACCGACCATATCGATGTCACAGAGCAGCTTCTTGCCGGTGGTGGTCACCCAGTAGACGTGCGGAGGCCACTTGGACTCCATGTTGACATTGACCGGAACGAAATAGGTCGGAAGAAACGGCTCATCATAGGTCTTTTCCGGATTCGGACGGGTCTGCTTGACCGTTACGCCCATGTCCATCAGATGATGCGCCATGTCTTCGGTCAGAACCAGATTGACCCGGCGCTTGTTGGAGCCGAAGCGGTCGCGGCTGGGGTCGCCGCTGAAGTTGGTAGTAAAGATGAAGCGAGTATTCTCGATAGATACCTTCTGGCGTTTGTTAATCATAAATATCAGTCTCCTTTTTATCGTACATCAAAATTCTGTGCAGCTTCGTCCTGCACATCGTCCCACGGAATATCAGGCTTCTGCCAAGGCGGTTCACCCAAATCGTTGGAAGCGAACTGATCGAAGTCACCATACTCGGAAATGGCCTCGATAGCTTTCGTTGCCATCTTATCAAAATAAGACCGGTCAATAGTGTCCTCCAGATGCAGGTTATAGACCATCTCGCTTTCCAACCAGCGATAATCTTTTGCACCTGTCACAGAGTCATACTTGGTCTCACCGTTGTCTTTGGCACCGGCTTCTCTCACAAGCAGTGCGCCGCCACATCCGGGTTTGATAGGGCAGAACTGGCCAACGCGCCCGACAAAAATATAATTGTGCTCTCCTTCGGCCAAGTCCTCGTTTTTGTCGAGGTAGATAGCGCCCTTCGACACCGATTTGGTCTCGCAGAGATCATTGAACACAATATCTTCGTGAGAGAAGAGCGTCTTAAACACATATGGAACCTGAAACTGAGTACCGGTAGCAGTCCACTCTCCGCCTTCCTTCTCGTTATCTCCCGGCACGTATCCATACCGAGCCTTGCAGTCAGCTGCGTCCATATACCTTGCAATATAGACCGCATTGTTCACGAGGCACATCTTCTCGTAGGTAGCCTCATGCTCAAACTGGTAGCCATACTTCTCTGCAAACTTCATGCAGAAGTCGATGATCTCCGGCGTAGCACCGGGGATCTTGATGGAGTCAGTCTTGATATGGGCAACCGTGAAACCACGCTGCTGTACCTCATCCTGCAAAGTGCGCATAAATAAAGCCCCTCGAAGCGCCACGATGTTGTTGGCGTTCTTGGGGTTGCGGAACGGGTTGTCGAAGGTCGCACTGGTCAATCCGTACACCGAGTTGATGGCGATCTTCAGTGCCTGTGCCAAAGCTTTCGCCTGTGCAGGGTCATCCAGGTACTTGGCCAGCTTTCCGCCAAAGAGCTTCTTGGCTTTGTCGTACTCCTTATGTTTTACATAGATACGTACATCCATAAGGTCATTGAAGTTTTTGGTGTACTCACCAAAGTAGTTCATGGCGACCGCCGAGTGTGGGTGCAGCGATGCCACATCCAGCAGCGCGACATTCCAGTACATACCAGGTTCGGCATAGACATAGCCGCCCAAACCAAGGTCTGTTCCACGGAACATGTTGTGCATCCGGCCATCGTCGCCTTTGGTCCACTCGTAACCCGGGAAGGCATTGATGATGTTTTTGGACACCAAAATATCAGGCTCGACCTCGGTCAAAGCGTCCTGTTCTCCGGTCGCAAGGTCGGTGTAAACCAGCTTCGGGTGCCTTTCCTTACCAAAGATGATGCGCGTGGTCAATGTGTTGGTCGTGTCGTTGACCGTCAGTCCGGCAATGTCAGCCAGAATCTCCCGGGCTACAAAGTCTGCATGACGTGCGTTGAACACGGCTTCCGTTGCCAGAACGTCATTGTCACAGTATTCTGCCACCTTGTCCCAAAGGCTTTTCGGCACCGGCTGGTCCCACGGCAGGCCAAGCTCCTGATGATGGATGCCCAGCTCGATTTCAAACTTCTTCAGGCTCTGCTTTTTGGCAGAGAAGTCATAAATATCCGTGTAGGACAGGTTATACGCCTCGCCAAAGAAACCCGTGTGCTCGTTGATGATACGGTTCGACAGCGCATAGAGCTGCTCTGTCGTCCACCCCAGCATGCAAGCCCAAAGCATATGATTGTCGTACTTGCGGTTATTAAAGCCGACGAGCCGGTAGTTTGTCAGCGCTTCGACCTCGCTGGCGGTAGGATTCACCATGCGATGAACCGGCTTATCCTCGCCCGCCAGTTTCCAGTTGATGAGGAAAAGGTTCGGAAAAACCTCACAGTCAAAGAACGCGATAGGGGCCTCCAAAATATCAGTCTCGCTCTTTGCTTCCTCTTTGGACTTGAAATGCATCTTTGCCACCGTCTTGACGCAAATATCAGCCTGATTCGTGCTGCTTGCGGCAAAGAGCAGGATAGCATTGCGCATATCGTCCACGTCATAGACCACATTGCCCTCGTATGCCTCCTCCATAACATGGGCAATAAAATCCACATTCGGCTTCGTGTAGGGGCTGATTTCCTTGGCAAGTGCCTTTTTGATCAGTATCCTCAGATGCCTTTCGTTCTGGACCTGCTTTGCATCGACCATTTTTTCTCCCTTCAACGGCAGACCACTGCTGATGGAAGCCACCGAAATATCATTGCATTTCGACAGCTTTCTCCGCAGTGAAGATTTCCCGGTAAATACTTTGACTTCGATGTTTTCGTCGTAAATGCGGCTGAGCTTTGTAACATCGCCCGTGTAAATATAATGCAGATGGATGCCCGCACCGGATTTGCTCAGCTCCGCATAAGTCCGGGGCCATTTGGATGCAGCTTTAAGATTTTTCTCAAAGCATTTCTTTCCATCCGGTCCCGGAATATCAAAGTCGATGACGATATGCTCCTGCGGAATCCGCACGTAATGAAGCCTCGACGTATCAAGGTCGGACAGCGTCGTGCTGACATCTTCCCATTTATCGGTCGGGGTTCCGTTCTCATTGGCATATTGTGCAGGGCATCCCGCGCAAATATCATCCAGAAGCGAGTGTTGCTCTTTGAACTCGACCCATGATGAAGCAGGCGGCTCAGATATTCCCTCTTCCGCAGGTTTTGGGTCTGCAAACTCAGGGAACTTGTCCACCTTGAAACCACTGTAGTAGCTCCGAACGCGCTCCCCGTTCACATCGGCTTCCCTTTCCTTGTAATCGGAGAAGTAATTCATCAGCTCCTCACGGAATGCTCTGCGCGAATACGGATATTGGACATTCGTTTCGGCGTTGTAGTCCTTGTACATGACCCATGCACGCTTCAGCGATACGCCGTCTTCCTTCTTAAAAATATAAAAGGAGTCCAGCATAAAGTTGTAGAAGTCGTTGGACGCTCCCAGCATCCGGGTCGGGATGTAATCGTCGTACTGGCGCGGGTTTGCCTCATAGACCTCCTTGCAGTGCCATGCGATGCCGCCAAGTTCAAAGTTCACCTTGTCCACAAGGTCAAGATACTTCTTAGCAGGCAGCTTGTTACCGGTTGGCGTCACGTCGATGAGTCTTCGGATAAGGCCCGATTTTGCATCGGTTATCTTGACTGCCTTGTTGGTACCAAGGAAAAGGAAGCAGTTGAACCTCGTGGGATATTGACTTTTGAACTTCTCATTGACCAGCATCGTCTCGTGAGAGACCAGCGAGTTCAGCCGGGTGTTGTCCTCGATGCGGGAAAGGTCACCGTCGTGCTGGATAGAAACAAGTGGATTCGACTTAAACGCCTCCAGCGCGAATGCATTGGAGGATGAACCCAGCGCCCTCGAGTCGAACACGCCGCAGTAGCCCTCGAAAAGCTTCTGGACGATGTTCAGCACCGTAGATTTACCACTTCCCGGGTCACCATACAGCACAATGAACTTTTGGACTTCCTTCGAGGCACCATTCACAACCGCACCGATAGCCCATTCCAGCTTTTCGCGTTCCTCTGGAGAATATAAAACGCCCATGAGTTCGTCATAGGCGTTTATACTTCCGGGTTCCAGCGGATACGGCAGACGCTTCGAGGCGTAACTTTCCTTTTTGACCGGAGTGTTGGAAAATATCAATACCTCGTCCAGTGGGTGAAAGTTATCCCGCATCTGCCGCTGACAGTATTTGTGCCAGTTGTCGATCATGCCGGACTCCGCATCCCACATATAAAGTACATGAAACCCGTTGTCATGGGTCTTCTGGTACTCATCTGCATAGGTACGAAGTTCCCGGTCGATGGTTCGGATGACGTCCTGCTCGTCCGTACTCCAAAGCCCCCGCTCTTCCATCCAAATGGCGTAGAAGTCAGAGCCACGTATCATCAAATCGTTCGGCTTACCGACGATGAACTTCGGATAAATCTCCGTTACGCCCCGCTTTCCCGGGCGGGTGTCGATTTTGAAGAAATCGCTCATGATGAATCGATTTCCTCCTTTCTGTGAGATTTATTCCGGCTTCTTCGTAATGCTGGCCTTGCCGTCGCAGCAAATATCGTTTTCAGGCACAGTCGGAGAGTCATTCTCTTCCTCGCCGTGCTGGTCATAGTTGTGGTGCATCATAGCAAGCTCTGCTTCCGTGTTGCGTGCTTTTGCCTCCGCTTTCTTAAGCTTCTCGTCGCTCTCGCCAAGCATCCTGCAGGCAGTAAAGCCAAACCAGAGAAGCCCCGCGATGAGGATATTCTTCCGCAGCAGCTTGCCGCGCTGCTTCCGGATGGTCGTCTCCGCCATCTCAAGAGCCGACTTGGTGGTCGCCAGTTCGTACATGACATTCATCATTTCCATTGTTCATTTTCCTCCAGTAATTCAGGTCGGTAAATATCAGCCGACCAATGTGTTCCATGTTTCGGCACGATGTGACTCGCATCAAAACTCTTTCATCATCAACAAATTGTTCAATAACCCCTTCCATCGTGATGCAGACCTTCGATACATAAATATCAGGCTTCATTTTCCGCCAGCCAGCCCATCAGCTGATACCAAATATCAATCCGGCGCATATCCTCTTTCGGATGCATCAGCGTGAAAAGTCCACCGGCACCGTTGGGCTGATATTCCCGAGCATTGAATCGGTCCAGCACACTCTGCGCCCTCTCCTCGTCGAAGCGGGTGTCATCCATGGCCACGAGCCCAAGGCTCACGACCATATTCCAGAACCACTGGCCCACCCGGGAGCTGGATGGGGCATCTTCCAGAATATGCTCCTCGATGCGGATGGACAGTGCCACCATCATCTCAAGCATGCTGCACGGAATACCGGCGAAAGCGTCCTGAATGTCCTGATACACGATATTTTGCGTCTGAGCAAACCGGTATCGCAGGTCGAGGCCGTCCTCTGCGCGAGCCCCATCCAGCTCACAAGACGGGGTAAAGTTCTGGTTGTATAAGAAAGTGAGCAGTCTATGGAACGAAAGCCCCCTCGGCTCCCAGTCTCCACAAACCCGCTCATAAAGCCAGTCAAAATATCGACCGGCAAGGTCTGTGTATATCATTCGTCCTCCTCATCCGGGTGCAGGTCACAGAAGCTCTGGTTCACCTGCAGGATCTCGTAATCCTTGTGATAGTTGTGGTTTCGGACATGGATGGTGCTCGGCATGAACTCGCCGAAGTGCTTCAAGGCCTCATCGCCGATGGTTCTGGAAATATCATCCTCGTCCATCGGCTCGTCTTCACCGTCGAATACCAGCTTGCCATCTGCGTAGAAGCTCAGAAAGCCGGTCTCATAATCCTCATCTGCGCCAAACTCATCCGGCTCGATGATCTCGATGGCCTGCTCCGGCTTCCGAATATCTTCCGGGTCGCTCTCGGTGCGGTAAGGCCCCATCGCCAGCTCAAAGCCCTTCTGGTTTGCCTTTTTCTCGACCTCTTCGTCGAGATTGGCTTCCCGCTTTTCCCAGTGTGCCTTCAAGTCCTGCACCTCCTTCCTGTATTTTTCGTCATAAGCACGCCGCATCACAGTGTGCATAAAGTAAGCTCCGGCTGCAAAGCCAGCGCCAAAGAGCAAAATATCATGCATTGCGTTCTTCATCGGGTTCTCCTTTTACGGTCATCAGGGTGAATGCCAGCCCGCCAAAGAAAAGGGAGACGCTCATCAGAACGCCTCCCACAACATGGCGCTTGCGCTGGGTGTCAGTCAGATAGTCCAGAAACAGGAACACGTTTTCCAAACTGTCCATAGCAAAATATCCTTTCACTCAGCAAGAACAGCCAGACCGGAAGCAAAGCACACCCCGGCCATGACTGCGAATACATAAGAGAGTCTCTTTGCGATCCTTGCCATAGCTATCCCTCCAAAATATCAGTCTCAGATCTTATCGATGATGGGTCCGTCGCAGTTGAAGTGGAGCATCACAGAACGCTCATCGCCATTGATAAAATCGTTCAGGGCCTCGTCGCCCGGCACATAACAGTGCGTACCAAGGCTGACGCAGTTCTGCTTCGTCTCGTCCTTCGGGTCATAGATCCAGCCCGCGACCTGACCGACCGCCGTCCGGTGGCAGCCCTTGCCGTAGGGGTCCAGCATATCGATGACTTCGTTCAGGAACAGATGGCCGTTGGTTCTGAGCCGACGGTTTGCCGCGCTCTCCACATTCCGGATGGTCATGGCGTTCATCATGGAGTCCTTCTCCCAGAGGCTGCAGCTCTCGTCAAATATCATGGAATACGGGTCATTCACATCCCGTGCGACATCCGCATACTCCCTGATGACCTCCTCGGTGCCATCGTCCTTCTTTTCCTTGGACTCCACTTCCACAGCCTTGATGTTGTGCTCCAGCTCGTGCTGCACACGGTCGCCGAAGCGCTCCGTAACACGGCCTTTGTACTCGTTGAACGCCTTGTCGATGGCGATGTAGGCCGCAGTCAGACTTGCATTCCGCTTGCGCATAATGTGATGAGAGCCGAACATGCAGGCCAGCGAGATACCGCCCAGCGTCACCGCAGGGGCATAGACCTTTGCCAGCCATACGGCTGTGTGGACATAAGTAGCGGTAATATCTTTTTTCATATCATCTGCCGTGTAGGTCTCGCCATCTTTCAGCTGCATTTCGCCGCTGTCCACCTGTGCTTTGGTGGCGTGGATGGTCTCGACCTGAGCGTTGTGCTCTGCGATGATTTCTTCCGCCTTGAGCGTTGCCTTGCAGGCCAGAACAGCCGCCGTGACGCCGCCGATGGCCGCACCAACGATCATAATGGTAGGGCCGGCTTTCTTGAGCTTGAACTTGCCCTTTGCCAGCATCTGGGTCGCCTTGAGCATCATTTCTTCTTTTTTCATAAAATATCAGTCCTTTCTGTTAAGTAAGAGGCACCGGTTTCGGGAACTCGATGCTGTACCCGCCGGGGACGTTCTTGATGTATGCACTGGTCAAGTCCTTCCAGCCATACTTGTTATCGGTAAAATTGCAGGTCATGCCCGCAAGGTCGTAGAGGTCGCCAATGGACACCTGTCCGTATTCCCGGATGGCCTCCCACATCTGGTCGAGGATTTCTTCCATGTCCGCCCGGGAGTCTGAAATCAGGTTCTGCCAGTTCGGGATGACCCGCTGGTTCGCCGGCTGACTCCGGTTGGGGTTGGCGTAATAGCGGTCGTAGCTGTTGCTGGAGCCGCGCACATAGTTCGAACTCTGCGAGCGGGATTTGTCCTCGCCAAATATCATAAGGCTCAGTGCCGAGCTGAAAATACTCCAGATGCCGTTCTTGAGCATCGGGATGGCATAGTCGTTGATGATGCGCTCCTTCACGGTGGCAAGGTCTTCTGCGAGAAACGCGCTTGCCACCTTCTGAATATCAGTCTGCTGGCGTACCGTGACCTTGCCGGTCGTCACCTTCTCCAGCTTTTTCTTCGGCTGCTGCCCGGGGGTCTGGTTCAGGCTGCTCGTGGGCATATCGATTTTTGCCATGTTGTCGTCCTTTCAAAATAAAAAAGTAAGAGCTGCAGATTTCTCTACAGCTCTCGCTTTATCTGACATTAGTTTTCCTCTTCACAAGTTTCCTCGTCAGAAGTCACATCCGTCGACTCCACGTCGATGACCTCGTCCTTCTTCGCCTTCTTGCTGGCCATCTTCTCCTTGATGTGCTTGAAACCCTTCTTCGCAGCAGGGATACCATACTTCACACCAGCGCCGATGAGCAGCGCAGCACCAACACCGATCTTGACGATCTTGCCAAGATCGAGGTTTGCATTGCTCTCACAGCCGCAGTCCGAAGTATAGCCCTCCGCCTCAGCAGGGACCAAGTTCTCAACAGGAGCGTTCTCCATCATAGAAGTCTCGTTCTCCATAGTCACATTGTTCATTTCGTCCATTTTTGTTACCTCTTTCTTATAAATAAGTTTATAATGTCGGAGCATTACCTCCATAAGACAAGCTGATTTTTTCGCGCCGGGGTCTGAAAATATCAGTATCCCAGCCACTTCGGAGGTGTATTGTAGTCCAGTACCAGACAAGGCATCCCCTCTTCGTCCACACGAGAACCGTAGAACGTATCTACCATCATGCAACTCTGGGTGTCCCAGCCCAGCAGGTCACCGTTCTTGCAGTGCTCCATGCCGAGGTAGTCGTACAGGTCGTTCTCCGTAACGCTCAAATCGCTGAGAAGCTGCTTGTTCAGGCCGTTCAGCGCCTTCTCAATGGCGTTCCGCGTCGTCCAGAAGTATTTCCCGGACAGGCTCTCCCAGCATTTCACCTTCTTGTCATAGGACACATCATCTGGTGCGAGGTTCTTTGCAGTCGGGATCTCATCCGGTTCCGGACACTTTGCCATCTTTTCCAGCGTGACCGCCTCTTTGATTTCCTTTGCCTTCTCCGGCCCGACCGTCTCCACGACCTTGTCCTGATAGCTCCGCAGTGCCGTCTCCGACATGGTGTAAGCCGCCGCCAGCGCAGCGTTTCTCCGGTCGTTGACGCTGCTCGCTGCGATGATGCATCCGGTCGAGACGCCCATAGAGATGGCTGTGGGAATGTACACCGGCGCCGCCGTCTTGATGATGGTCTTGGCGTCCAGCTTATCGACCCCCAGCTCCTGCTTCTTTTCCTCCAGCAGGATCATCGCCTTGGGCGTTGCGGTGATTGCAAAGCCGACCGCCGTAAACGCGCCTGCGATGCCCAAACCCAGTAAGATCTTCGAGCTGTTCCGGCTGAGGGTCCTCCTCGCCGTTTTGGTCAGTGCTTTCCAGTTCATGCTTGTACCTCCAAAAATATCAATGAATTTATAAAAAGAAAAAGCCGTAGATTTCTCTACAGCTCTCGCCTTTTCAGATGTGTCCATTCTGTTTCAAGTTCTGAAACCGAATCCTGCTTCCACGCTGACTTGTCAGCTCTCCGGAGATGGTGTCATAGATGTATTCGTATGTCCGGATCGGCAGAGTCAGCACATACCGCATCGTGCCATCCAGCACGTGCAGCAGTCTCCTGCCGAAGTCCTTCCATAACTTCATCATAGCATCATCCACCTGAGCGTAATAGTTGCGATTATACATAATTCAAATCTCCTTTATCTGTTCAGTTTGGATCTTCTTCCATAAAGCAGACTGAATTTTTCGCGTCAGTTCGTGCTGTTCTTCTCTGCCAGCTGACGCTGTACTTCTTCCTGCACCATGCTGCGCAGTTCGTCCTCGCTCTTCTGGTCCTCGATCAGGTCATGCCCGAAGCCCAGCAGTGCGCTTCCTGCCAGCAGTGCGATGCTTGCCACTCTCCACCAGTTGATTTTATGCATGATAGGTATCCTCCGTATAATCGAGATAGTTTTCTACAGGGTCAAGCGCCGGTGCCAGATAATAGCACTCCAACCCGTCGTCGGTCATCTGCTTGTCGTACTCAAAATCCATCCAGTAGGCATCCCAGTCATATACCAACTGGTCAAGACACCACCCCATCTGGTCGCCTTCGGGTGTTATGGTCAGTTCGTCGGCGCAGAGATAATTACACCACTCGTTTACCGAGATGCAGCCGTTCGTGGCCAGCTCCCGGTTAAAGTAATAAGACGCCTCGATGACCCGTGACATCGTGGCATGAAAATATCTTTTTGAGGCGGGCTCATAGAACAGCCGGATAACATCGCCATCCTTGTCTCGCTGGACATCTTCAGCTTTCGTTTCTTTTGCTGCCTCCATCCGCAGCTTTTCCTCTTCCTCCACACCGATGCGCTCTGCCACCTGCCTGCGGTACTCCTGGTAGCTCTTGCCCAGCGCCACATAGGCCGCGCTCAGGCTTGCGATTTCTTTCCGGCTCAGCATGTTCGAGCCGATAATGCACCCGATCGTGCCTGCGCCTAACACCGCCGCCGGAATATAAAAATGCCAGCAGTCCTTGACCTTTTCTTTCATGCCGTACTCGGGCACATCCTTGTTCAGCTCCACCAGCTTTTCGGCTTTGATGGTCGCCTTGCCCGTTTCGATGGCCGTCAGCACTACGCCCACAGATGCACCGATAGTCAGCAGTGTCCCGCCGTTCTTGCGCAGGAATCGTGCGCACGTTTTCGTCAGTTTCATTGTTCAGCCTCCCTTGAAATTTAAGCAACCCGAGCCTCGCTTCGCTGTTTCCGCCACTGGCGGCGCTCAGCTTGTCTCCATTTTGAAAAATAAAAGAGCCTACGATTTCTCGTAAGCTCCATTTCGATTAGTTACTTTCTCTCCATTTCCTTCAAAAGTACTTCCTTTGTAAAATCAAATACCTTTCTGTCGCGCTTGCAATACTCTTTGTGAAACGTATCATCCAGTTCATGCGCCGCCTGCATGTGGCCGTATTTTACCAAATCGCCCCATGCACACGCCATACTTGCTGCGGTGAGTGTGTCCATCACATAATAAGCTGCAATGCACCCCGTAATTGCTCCAACCAATTTCTTCATAGTTCGTACCTCCAAAATATAATTCTGAGACTAACCATCTCATAAAGCGCACTGAAAATTTCGCGTCACAGCACTCCGGCCTGCTTCAACAGAGCCATCAGGTCTTCCTTGCTCAACTCAGCGTCTATGTCCAAATGCAGGTGGACTTTCTTTTCCGTCTCGCTGTACACGGTAAAAATATCATTGAGCTTCACTGCTGTGCTCTTGTATCCCTGCTTCCGAGCAGTCTTGCTAATCGCCTGCGCAATAACACTGCGCAGAAAGGCAGATTGGATGTGCATAACATCCTCCATAGTGTTCAACCTCCATTTTGAAAAAAAAAAAGATAAGAGGGCGTGTATCTATCAGATATTATCTTCCAGATTGCTCTCTTGCATCTTCTTCAACATTTCCTTTTCAGCCTTGTAGTTCGTCCACTTCTCGTAAGCAACACATGCTCCGATGACTGCTGCATACAGCCCCCAGAAAAGTGCCGCTCCACTTAAAGCTGTCGCCCCAAGTAATCGGTTTGTTCATAAAGTTCTTAATAGCTTTCATCATAGGTTTTTCTCCTTTCAATGTAAGCCCTCTTACCTCCATAAAGCAGGCTGAATTTTTCGCGCCGGACAAAAAAGAAAGAGCCTATGTTTCCATAAGCTCTTCCCGAGATAAAGCCGATGTTACGTCGTTTGCCGGTCTATCGTAAAAATATCAGTCTTTCGACGGCCGGAAAATCTGTACGAACAGCCACATCACGAGTGCAACAGCGCACCCGATCAGGAATGTCGTAATGATCTGCCCGACCGAAATCGTATAGTTCCAAATTTTATTAAAAATAGATTCGTTCATAATACGTTCTCCTTTGTTTCGGGCTTTATCCCATAATACAAGGAGATTTTTTCGCGTCTTGAGCAAAAGAAAAAGAGCCTGCGATCTCTCGTAAGCTCTCCTCGAAAATATCAATGATTTATGCAGTTTTCTTTACTATGACACTGTTTTCGTATAGCTCATGAGGGGCTATATCCTGGCCTTCAGGCCATTCGATGCCTATACCTCCTGGCAGCATCTGAACTGTTCTGAAATAGTCTTCATCCTTCAGCTGCCCATACCATGAGCCGGTTGCGTACGGTGTCACATCGAACAGCTTCACTTCTCCAGTCTCATAATAGAGGCGAAGCTTCAGCGAATCAATAGGCTCAACTTTAATAAGCTTCGGCTGCAACATAAAAGTCACTCCTTACTTCAGAGGATCAATGCGGAAGAACTGTTCGCCGTTGGACAAGAGCTTCCAGTTTGCCGCCAAATCATCCTTGTGGATCTCCATCCATGCATCCAGAAGCTTCATCTGGCTCTTAGGAAATTTTCCTTCCAGAATCGTTCCGTCCAGAGCAACTACGATTTCCTGTCCGGAATATTCTGCGTGAATGTGAGGCGTATTATGCTTTCCGCCTATTTCGCGGTACATCCGAACAATAATGCCGTAAAACATACATAATACAGGCATTTTTAAGCACCTCCCGTCAATTCTTCTATTTATATTATATCAAAGTCCAGTGAAAAAATAAAGGCCCTCAAATCGGTACATGGTCAAAGCTGGTCTCCCAGCGTTCTTTCTTGAGCGGTTTCATCCGCAGCGCCCACATGAGCTGTCGGACAGTGACCGTCGGAAAGTACCCGTGCGAGTCCTTCTTCTTTGCGTGAGCATCAAAATACTCCTTGAATCCGATGCGCAGATAAATTTTGTCGGTCAGCCACGGGTCGATAGGCCCCCAGTAGGTCGCTTTGGTTTCCTCGTTGTAGCGCTGTTGGATGACGCATAGTCCCTTGTCCCGTTCCATGTAAAGGGTCGAAACACGGTAGACCGGATGGTCGCAGCGGTATACCTTGCCGTAGTAGTTCGTCCAGATGTCGGGCGGTTCTTCATGGTATCTCATAAAAATAAAAGAGGGCCTGAAGCTTTCGCCTCAGACTCTCCAGTCCTCCTTACTTTCTAAAAATATTCTGTATCAAAGTTCTGGAACCATCCTTGAATGTCGGCGACAGCGGAATGTGTCCTTCTTCCTCGTTGAACCATCCGTTCACCTGGTTCCATACGAATAAGCCGCCCATGATGAGCGTTCCGGCAATGCCGCCCACGGTCTTCAGAATTTCGACCCTGCGGTCAGAGTCAGCCTTCTGCACGTCGGCTTCCGTCTGATGCCACTTCAGCTGCAGTTCGTCTTCCTTCGCAGTTTTGCTGTTCTCTTCCGCAGTCTCGTTCATCTGCATCTCGTGGAGCTTTGCCAGACTGTTCACCGCAGCGGTATACTCCTCAGAACCGGGTTTCATCGTTTTCAGCGATTCCATCCCACTTTCCAAAGTCTCGTTCAATAATGTTTTGTTTTCCATTTTGATCTTCTCCTTTATCAGTAAATTCGGAGTTTCCTCCGTTAAACGGACTGTTTTTCTCGCGTCTCCAGCGGTTTCACTTTCAGCACCACATATTCGGAGCTTTCCAGATATTCTATGGATGTCGTCAGGTCGAGAAAAATATAAGGCTGTTCGTTCTCGTCTCCGGGGGCGATCATCAAGTTCCCGACCGCGTTCCTGCCATGTACGCACTTCCACCCGACCGAAACACCGAACAGAAAGCCGAGCACGATAAATATCAATGCAAGCAGGTAAACCAGATACACCATTTTGATTTTCTCCTTTGTAATATTCTGCACCGCCTTTTGGGCGAATGCGTGATGAAAAAAATAAAGAGCTGCAGATTTCTCCACAGCTCTCGTCGGCTCAGATGTCGTTGCGAATTAGAAACAATTCTCCTCTGTTGCAAGCAGCTCGTACCAGACCACTGGCCCGGATCAGGTTTATCGCGTTCGTGTAAGATACCTGTGCTGTCGAGGCATTCGCATACTCGCCTGTACCAATGTACATAACTTTCTGGTTGCTCTCGATAAACACACGTATTTTATCCATCGCGTTCACATAACCGCGGTCGTAAGTAGCCTTTACTCTCTTGTAATGTTTCATCGTAAAAATCTCCTTTCGTTCTTCGGAAGACATCCTCTTCCATAAAAGAAGCAGAGTTTTTCGCGTCTAACTTAGAATAGAAAAAAGAAAGAGTCCGAGTTTCCTCAGACTCCGTCTCCGGTCGAATGTTTTATCGTACGCCCATGTAGTAATCAGTAATGAGCTCAAGTTCGTTGCGCTCTACCTCAGGGTAAGAGACGTTCATCGTCTCGTTAAAGCCCTTCTCGATAGAATTCATCATTTCCTCGAAACCCTTAATAATATACTTAAACATAGCAGTTACCTCCTATTATTAACATTTTCTTCCATAAAGGAGGCTGATTTTTTCGCGCCTGCGCAAAAAGATAAGAGAGCGAAATATCTTTTCCGTTACTTCGTTCTCTTAGATTTGTTACTTTTTATCAAACACTTTGGCCCATAATATATAGCCATACCAACAGCTAATATAACCTCGACCCAATAGTAATTCGTCATCAGCATATTCATCATATCAGTCATAATCGTTCCTCCAATTATAGCTCTCTTATCTTCCATAAAGGACACTGAATTTTTCGCGCCTGCGCAAAAAGAAAAGAATGGGATTTGGACCCATGACCTCCGCAGTTAAGCGGCGCTCTCCCATGCTGAGCTATCTTCTCCATAATATGCCATGAATTTTTCGCGTCTGCGTAAAAAGAAAGAGCCGCTGATTTCTCAGCAGCTCTCACTCTTTAGTGTCTTCTCTTTGTTCTCTGTCTCACCTCTTCCGTTTTTGCGCCAATGAGGCCGATCGCCTTCACCAGCAGTACAATGATCAGAATTGCGATAATCAGACTAAACATAAGTATCTACCACCTTTCATAAAGGCGGCTGAATTTTTCGCGTCCGGATAAAAAAAAATAAAGAGCCGCAGATCTCTCCACGGCTCTCGCCTTTAGCAAGACAACTCAACCCAACAATGGTATTGTCCACAAGGCAGTGCGTCCCAACTCGGATGCTTCACCTTATACGGACATTGGTTGCAATTCATGATATTATCAGAATCTGCAAGAAATTCACGTATAAGATTATTGTCTTCGTTATTGGTCCAATCCACTTTGCTCCAATCTCTTGTTGCCATTTATCTCACCTCCATAAAGGAGCCTGAATTTTTCGCGTTACCCGCGTTCGATGCTCAAAAGCCAGAAGAACTTGCGGTAGAAGTCGTAGTACATCTGGGAGCCGCACGGACATCCCCTTGCACGAAGACTCCTGTAGGACAGTCCTTCCGTTACACCTTTCCGGATGTACGTTTGGAGCGCCGGTTCCATTTTGGCAATGCAGCGGTCAATGAGTTCAATGTGCTGCGAATAGTACGCTCTCAGCGTTCCTTCTCGTGCAGTCGGGTCAGATGGTATGTTGCTCTTTACAATGCCACCCATATCGCCCTCCTGCGCTCGCCAGCCATCCAGCCTCGCCAGTGCCCGTTTCCAGTCGTTGTATTGGAAACAGAAGTTCTTGAGTTCCAGGTATCGATACTTCGGCAGAAAGTAGGGATTCTTTCTGGAGAGTTCCGGTTTCTCGTGTTTCAT